CAGCATTTACCGATGGGTAATTATAAAGCTATCTGCACACGTGAAAATCAATATTATAAATTAGGCGATGTAAAAACATTTTTCTTTGATGACTTTAACATATGGTCAAAGGGAAAATTAAAAGCTAATAATCATTCTTTAACAAATAAAAAAAAATACGATGGTAAACCGCGTAACGCTAATCGGTAGGATTGGCAAAGAACCTGAGCAAAAAACATTTGGCGAAAAAACGCTAACAAAGTTTAGCTTTGCAACATCTGAAAGTAGCAAAGACAAAAACGGCGAATGGCAAGAAAAAACCCAATGGCATCAAGTCAGCTATTGGAATAACATTAAACTTGAAAAGGGCGATATGCTTTTCATTGAAGGCAAAATAGAATACCGGGAACATGAAGGCAAATACTATACTGATATTATTGCTTCGTATTGCAGAAAAATAAATACAGGTCAAAAAGCGCAATCAGTAGAAGTTGAAGTTATAACACAAACAGAATTTGATACAGATTTGCCATTTTAAGTTGCAAAAATAAAATATTTATCTTATTTTTTCTTTGTTGTACTCATTGGTCTTTAGTTTGGGCCGCCTGTTTTGAAGTTCAGGCGGTTTTTTTTTAGGTCCTGTGGCGTTTGGTTTACGCTAATAGTCTGTGGCAAATACTAACAGCAGTAAGATGTGTGTAAAAGATGTTTGCTGTAAACACATCATACAGGTTCGAATCCTGTCAGGACCACAAAATAAAAATAAGATATGTATTTAACGTTTGAGCAAGCGATGCAGCTGATAAAACCTAACGGCGCTAAAAATCCTAACTATGCTGCTACCAGAATAAGACAGCTAATAAATTTTGGATATTTAACCGAAGCAAAACCCGATGAAATATTTATAAAGCATTTCGAAGATTTTGTTTCTTTAGGCAATATTAAAACAGAATGCTTGGTAACTGCTGAATCAGTTTATAAATACATTCAGAATAGAAATGCAGCTAAAGAACAGTTAGGCAAAATTCCAAAACAAAACCGTCACGTTAAAGCTGTGCTTTCTAATGATACAATTATTAACTTTATGTCGGTAGATGCAGCATGTTTATATTTTGGCATATCGCGGGTTAGAATTATGAATAGTATTGAAAAGAAAAAATATATTAGAGTTCCTAAAATTGATGAATTAGTAAAATTTATATAACATGTTTAACGAATTAGCAAAAGAAATACATGAAGGTAACGCCGCGCGCGGATTTTGGGAAGGTGATCGCAAATTAACAGAAGTTGTTATGCTTACTGTTTGTGAATTAGCCGAAGCGATTGAAGCCGACCGCGCTCAAAAGTGGGCAACCGAAACAGATATTTTACAATACAAAAATATTAGCACCCCGGAACGATTTAAAGAAAATATCAAAGACACGGTACAAGATGAAATAGCCGATGCAATTATAAGACTATTAGATTTTAGCCATAAGTTTAATATTGATTTAGATTTTCACATTAAAGCAAAATTAGATTATAATGCTTCAAGACCTTACAAACATGGTAAATCATATTAAAAAATTATGACACGTACAGAACAGCTAAGATTAAAAAAGATACTTGAATACAAAAAAGGCTATTTAGATGCCATGTTATGGATTCAAGATGAAGAGCCTTACGATGACGAATTAGAATTAAGAATTGACATTTTTACACACAAAATTGAAGAACTTCAAAACAAACTAAAAGGACATGACGAATGACGAAAAAAAAGCGGCACTAATTGATAAGATTGGTGAGCAAAAAGTAAACGAATTAACCCAAAACATTTGGCTACTATTAGGCGCATTAAGCACTGCAAAATATGCCATTGCACAGTTTGAACCTAAGAAGCTAAAATTTGAAATGAAAAAACGGTTTATGGATTTACATACATCTATAAATCTATTTGTAAATAATTTCGAAAAGGCGGCCACACCAACCGAACGCGACCTACTAAATGAAAGTACCTACGACAATGTAGCCGTTATTGCCGAAGTTGTTGCGATGGCATCTACATTGCCAGAATCGCAATCAGAATGGTATTTAAACGAATGCAAAAAATTATTATTTTCAGCTTACAATAAATCACAAAATGAACTGCGTAGCGAAAGCGGTGAATAAATTGTTTCCTCATCAGGATTTAACAGAATTTTACGACCGTAAATTAGGCGTTGGTATGGGTGATATCCAGCGCATGATACCAACGGATTTATCTGTATGGCCTGTTTATTGCAACCATCACAAATGTGTTAATTTTGACCTTATAAGGCAGTTACCTAAAACCGAACATTTTATACCGTTATTTTTGTTTAGTTCTGTTATGTCGGACCGCTTTAAGCTACATTGTGAGTTTGCACTCTGGGACCGTAACACGGTTGTAGTTAATGATATTGAACACGATGCTGACGAATACTTTCAGCGTAACAAAATATTGCAAGTAGCAGCGTTAATTAAGTTTGAAACACACGAAATACTGATAGCAAAAAAGTAAAAAACCGCTGCCTAAAAAAGACAGCGGCCACACATGAAAACAGCAAAAGAGCAAACTTTATTTAGGCTCGGTATCTTTACCGGGCTTTTTTAATATATCTTTAGGATTCGGAATAAAACCTTTAAAATAACCGATAATATTAACACCTGTTGTTTGTGATACGTTTTCAAAAATTGATTTTAGTTCAATGCCACAAACAAACAAAGCAACGTAATAACTAAGTGTAATTTCAAGATCAAGCATCCACGTGAAAACCTGACTTGAAATTATCGCTAAACAATAATCATTCATTTTATTTATTGTGCGTCTAAAACCGCGCGATTGTATTTTATCACCTAATGCTTTAGCTTTTCTAACACCTGTTAAAAAATCAACTAACAGCAAAAATGATAGGCAAATAATAAGCGGCTTTAAGATAAAAAGCTGTTTCTTGATTTCGGGCAAAATCTTAATAAAATAGTTCAGCGAATCAGATGCTAATCTGAGCGAATCGGCGGTAATAGTCAGGGAATCCATCAGTAAATTTTAATGTATCGTGAAACAATTACCGCAGCAGGTGTACCAATGAAGATATACCACCACGGCAGGGGAACAAATATAACAAAGAATGTAAATGTAAATAGTGAAACCCATGTACCAAAACAGATAGGGCAGGCGCCAAGCATAGACCACGGGTTATTTTTTATATTGTTTTCTACATCATTATAAATTGATTCTACTTGTTGTAGGTATTCTTTATAAATAGTATCAGCTTCATTAGCTGTTTTGTTTTTCAGTTCTTCGTTTAGTTCCTTATCGCGTTTTTGCTTCCACGCGTTATATTTTGCCCACACACGGTTTTTTTCTTTTGCTTCAAAGTCTAAGTATAGTTTAGAAATAAACTTGCCGTAAGCGGAAAATATACGCCCAGAATAATATTCTCCCTGAATAGGTGAACCGATGCAATAATGCAAAAACTTAATTGCAAATGCTGCAAAAATTGAAAGTGTTATAAGTGATAGCATTATAAAGGCGGAAATGGTGGCGATGGTTTAGGTTTATATTCTATCAAAGGTAATGTTTTTACCCACATAAATTCAGGATTAACGCAAAATTCCATTTCCTCTGTGCTGATTATCCATTGGTCGAAGTCATCCTGAATTGGGTTAAAATAGCTGTCATCGTCGTAAAGCTGACCAATAAGGCTATCTTTTTGCGATTCTGTTAAAAGTCCTACGTATGTCATACTTGTCTTGCTAAAGTTGTGTTAAATGCCTGCACGGCTGTGTAAAAATTTGCTGCATCTGTATCTGTTAAGCCGTCACCGATAGAAGCAAAAGCGCATTGTTTTGTAGAATATAAAGGTGAAGCGCCAGAATTTAAAGCTGCAAGCCAAAAAGTTCTTGTACTTAATCCAAAACTTGCTGTTGTTCCTGTTGCTACCTTTGTGCTATTTCTCCAACCGTTTATTACACTTGCGCCTGTTCTATTGCCTATATAAAACGCTCTGCTATCCGCATCTGAATAAGATATATAAGTACCTTGTGAATTTACAGCATAATAAGTTATTCCGCTGGTTCTTATTTCAAGTAATGTACGAGGGTCTCCGAAGTTACCTGCTGTCGAGCTTCCAATTTCAATTTCCGTTCCATTACTTTGAGTTCTGCTATAATAAGAAACATGACTACTGTTTAATAATAAGCTTGTATTTGGAGTTAAAAAAGTATCTGCGTACGCATTTGTGCCATTAGGCAATGCACCATTTGAACTATGAGTCCATCCACCATTAAACACTAAGCGAAAAGCCGCATTAGTATCAGCAGGATTTATTAAGTTAAACTTATGCGTTGTAGCAGTACCACCTACGAAAGGATAAATCGCTTTAAATTTTTGCCAAATATTATTAGCCTTTAGTGATAGTACTAAGGTATTGATAGCAGTTTTTTGCGTGTTATCTGTAATGCCTGCTGCCGTAATAAACGCCTGCGCATCGGGGTCATAAGCAACCCCAAAAGAATAAGGATTTATAATCATCTTGTTCCGATTAAAGTAATTTTAAGACCAGTTGCAGTACCGTTCCCGATTTGGTCAATGTCAATAGTTATTTCGCTGTCGTCTGTTAGTGCAGATGTCGTAATAGTTGCAGCTGTTGCAGCCGTTGTGCTTGTTTTTTCTGTATTGTCAATTGTCAATTTAGTGCCCAAAACAGATGTGCCGCCTTGATTTATGTCAACGGTGAATATAGAACCGCTTGCTTGTGCCGTTGTAAGCGAAGCACGTACCGAAGTTAGTGTCATTGCGTGTGGCATTCTGAATGTTACCTTTGCCGTTCCAGTTGTTAAAGCTGTAGTTTCATCGCTCGCAGCAAGTTGTATCTCGACAGCTTGTCTTGTATCGTTTTGTACATGCAATAAAATATGTCCATCGGTTGCGCTTTTTTTAGCGACATAACCAACAACAACTATATAATTAGGTGATGCAGGTTTAACATTTGTAAATGCTCCCGGTGTTGCTGTACTTAGATACAAAATATCACCTTCAGTAAATGCGTTTGTGTTAACTCCGTGAATTATACCATTTATAGCTACAAAGCCGTTGCTACTATCTGCGATGTCTTCAGCGACAATTCCAAAGGCTGTTTCGCTATTTGCAACGGTGTCTGCTTGTGCTAAGTTTATACCAACAAATCCACCTGCAACACCAACAACCTTCACTACGCTGCCTTTAGTTATTGTAGAACCGCTTGTGTTACGTGCCTTAACTACTAATTGTTGACCAACCTTATTTTTTAAACCGCCTTGTAAACCTAAATCTAAAGTACCATCTGTGTTGTTCCACGCCAATTCACCAACTGCAACAGAATGTGCTGCTGCTGTGTCAAAGTCTAAGTAATCCAAGTCTATAATTCCAGCATTTGCCGAATTACCAAAACCTAAAACACTTGCTAAGTCTTGTGAACCACCGCCACCGCTAACTACAAAAAAAAAATCAGTACTTAACAATTGGGCTAAGTCGGCACAATCACCTGTAAAAGGTATTGCAGCGGCTGGTACTACTTCAGTATTTTGAACCGTTGCCGGGTCAATGTATTCAACGCTGCCGTTGTCTTGAACTACTTTAACGCTGCCGTTAACGTTACATTCAATTTCTACGATATCAGGGCTAAGGCTGTTTATAAAATCGCCCGATGTCGAATCATAAATAGCTACATTACCATTTGCGAGTTTTACTATGTCTATCATTTTTTATAAGTTTATTTCATTATTATATAATCCTACTTTAGTACTAAATTCAATGCAATCATATTCGATGCCGTCAACTTCAATTTTAACTACCTCACCGTTAGGGTCAATTATCTGGCCAGTATATGTGTAATTTTCGTTTAGGTTTGGCATTGTAAAAATAACTGTTTCACCATCTAAAACATCAATACTGTAATAAACAGAAATACTTCCAAAACTAAGCTGCAAAACCCATACACCTTCAGTTAGCGCATCTGCAACAATACCTGTATTAAATACAGCATCACAACTGTTAAGACAGCCCAAAATTAACGTATTTTCACAACAATTACAACAAGCCATATATATAAATTTAAATATTTTCTAAAAAAGGGGGTATTGATTCCAACCCCCTACTAATTGCCCCAAGGTAGCGAAATTTGGCGGCATAGTGATTCTAACATATCGTGAATGGTTTGCACTTTTCATTTAGTGCTAAATCATATCTTAATTCAAAATCAATACTAACTATTTGCATTAAACTTTGCAATGTCTTTGCATCTTTACCTGTTTCTGAAGCGTAAACAGTCCATGGTAGTATTTCATTTGATACAGGAAACAAACGCGGGTTAACTATTGCGTATTGCCATTGTACGCCCTTAAAATTCGCACCATACAGCGCAAACTTAACCGAATCTAATAACATACGCGGATCAGCGCATAAGTTCCAAAAAACTAATTTAAATGGAACACGCACATCCAATTCGATACCACAACTTCCGCGCTTTGTATTTGCTGCTTTTCTTGTTTCCGAAACAATACCATTAGTACGGATATAATAGCCCGCTCCCGAGGTGTCTGTGATGCCAACATAGTTTCGTGTTCCGTTTTGCGTAACATTTAAACTAACAACCTGCCCAGCAGTATCTTTTACAGCTATGCCATTACCGTTAACGTTTACATTTACGGCTGACATTGCAGTATCAATTTGCTTAATTAGTTCGGTTATTATGTTTTGTGTTACGTACATTATAATAAATCTATTTCTTCTAAAATTGCTAATAGTTCATTTCGTGCGGCCGTTTCGCCCATTTCGCGTTCATCTATTGATACCGTTGAAATGTCTTTTGCAAACCTATCTTCATTAAAAACCATTATATTAGCCATTTCATCATTCGTATAAGTAATTGCGCTAACGCTACCGCTTTCAGTTACTTTAATGCTTTGAAATAATGAACCGCTAAAATTTAAATCAACTGTATTTGATTGCCTACCTGTTAAATCTCTTAGTTCTTTATAACCTTGTGTTAAATACTTTGTTTTATGCGGATTGCCATTTTTAAAAACACTTTGACCGTTTTTACCTTGTGGTTTTATGCCGCCCGCTGAAACAGTTGTAAGGCTTAACGGATTTATATAAAACGGATTAACACTATATTGCCCTATTGAACCGCCTGATGTATCTAAGCCTAAAAAAAAAATCCTTTGCTTGTATTCTGCAATAACTTGAATAGCGGCAGCTTGAGATATTCTACGCGCTGTATTATCATCATTTACAACCTGTGCAAGTATTTCTAAGCGTTCAGATATATTCATTAGCCGGGAAACATTGGGTACATTCTTAATCGCGGTTCACATCTATAACAAAAGCGGTCAGTTTCTAACAGCTGAATAATATTATCAATTTCATTATCTAATGCTTCAATGCTGGCATTTTCCCACTCAGCTATTTTAACATTTGCCCACTCGTTACCGTGCGTTTTAATAAGGTTTAATCTGTTGTTAGGCGATACCCATTCTTTAAGAATTTGCACACCTGTTTGATACAGAATTGTCATGCCTAATCGGTCTAAAAACTGGCAAATAATATCAGTATCAACACAATCAACACGTACACACGCGCCAAGATAACCTGAAGGCGAAGCACTAACACCGTTCCAACCTTCAACATTTAGCACCATATCGCCGCAAGGCTTACAATTAGATGCAGCATTACAAGTATACAGATAAGGCGCAACATTTGTAGTATCAATGGTTATTAAAATTACATCTTCATTAAAAAACTTTTTAACAAAAATGTGCATTTCTGTATCTGCAAAAACAGTAACAGCCTGACTAAATAATATATTGCCTGCATAATCAGTTACATAAATTGTTGAACTTGCATTAACCGTACTTTTAAAACGTACCGAATCTACAAAAATACGGCTTTGTGGGCTACTAATCCATTTTTTTGATACTTTGATGCCGCGATTGGCAGCTACAGGTATATCTGAAACATTACTAACCTGACAAACAGAATATAAACTGCCAATGCTATTTAGTTTTATACCACGCGCATTTAAAACGGCCTTTAAGCGCTTTTCTACAATATCAGCTGCAAAGTACATCTTTTCACGTACCGTTGCTGTAGCTGAAACTAAAGCCTCATTACTAACTGCTGCGATATTATTTATAGTTAACCCTTCAAGATTTTCTAAATAATAACCGCTTGTCGGAACTGTACCTTCAGGATAGCAGCCGTTTAATGATATAATATAATTATCTAAGCAATTAGGTGTATTAAGATTCAGCATCTATTTGTTTTTTACGACCGCGTTTTTTAGGCTTTTCAGTTTCGGTTATTTCTTCGGCTTCAACGGCTTCAACGGTTTCGGCTTCGATGGTTTCGGGTTGTTGTACATTTTTTTCAATTTTAATTATAGATAATAAACCTTCTGAATAATAAATATCTTTAGGAAAATCATTTTGCTTTACAGCCTTTTCAACAGCCTTGTTAATCTTTATGCTGCCTATTGTTTTCTTTTGTGTTGAATAGTCGAATAAATAAACAACATCTTCGTTATCTGTACGCTGTACATTTACCGCGCTATAATATTTACGAATTATTGTTAATGCTTGTGCTATTTTTTTTGAATAGTTTACCATGTGTTTTTATTTTAAAAAAGGGCGGTTTCCCGCCCTTCAATCATTAAAACTAAATTGTACCGTTATAAGTGTCGTTACATGCAGCGCTATCAGTTATTGTAAGCTGTGCAGCACCTGTGTTAGAACTTGTTGTATAGAAATTGCTATAAGTTCCATATACATTTGATTCGCCTAAAATTTGTGCAGTAGGCGCACCGTCAAATGAATTTGAATCTAAAACCCAATCAAGGTCTGTAATTGTCGCACCTGTTGAAGGCGTTGAAGCACTATAAACATTGTAAAGTGTTTCAGTAGAAACAGTAAGCGCAACATCTGTAGTTGTAGCAGAAACAATAACAACCGATGTAACTGTATCATTAGTTAAAACATAGATTGTTAACGCTGTGCCATCCCAACCACCTGCAACTGTGTAAATTGAATTAACACTTGCAAGGGCAGCTTGTGCAGCGGCTACAAAATTATTAGCACCTGCTTCAGTTCCTGTATCAAATGAACCACCTACACTAAATGGTAAGCCGTTAATTTGAATTGCAATAGCATCAGTAACATCAACTTCAATACCTTCAAATTGCTCAACTTCAACTTCTCTTGAATAGAACAAAGCACTACATGCTACTTCACAAGCATCAGCAGATTCGCAGAATGTTGCATCAGTTGCATTTGGTGCAGCAACAAAACCGCAAGCTGGTTCAATATCGCAATATCCTGTATCAGCGCAAACAACTTGATATTTGAATACATCAAGTACACCATCAAACAAACAGTCATTAACAGCCCAACATTTTGGCATACCAACTACAGCCCAGTTAGTAGCGAATTGAATGTATAGTTCAATTTCATCGTTACACTTAACGTAAGACATAACAACATCATGCTCAATACCTAACCAAGGGTCAACAACTGTAGTACGCATTTGGTCTTCAAAGTCATAAGTAAATTGACCTTTGTTCTTTGCGTAAGTTACAAGTTGAAGCGCACCCGGTGCCATTGCGATAATGTCGCTTGTGTTACCTAAAGCAGCAGGTAGGTTTGTATCGTAGTAAATAGAACGTGTGATTTCAAGCAAAGATGCATCAAAACCATTATCGTTACCACTTGCAATAACACGCGCTTTGCGATATTGGTCAAGCAAAGTACCACCTATTAAAATCAATTGTTGTTCGATTTCAGCTTGTTTGCGATCGCTATCTAAAATAGATTCACCAACAGGATTGATACCTAAACCAGAACTAAGGAACAAAGGCAAAGACTTAGAAGTAACAGCAGGATCAGCGCAATCGCATTTAACGAATGAACCGATAAAACCGTTATTAGCTACAACTGTAGCAACTTCTTTACCAAGTCTGTTGATGTGGTTTCTTAGAACTTCATTAACATAACTGTTTTGATAATCAGCGCGGCTTTCTTTAATACAACGAATCAGTTCATCATCAATTTTAATTTTTTGAGAAACTGTTTTGTTAGTAATTTCTACTTCATCATAAAGCGGCTTAACTACATCGCCATCAGTTGGGCAATATTCAAGATTTGTTGCGTTAGATTCAGAAAGACGTGGGAAAAAACGGCGTGCAACTTTGTACACTTTACCGTTACCTTGCTCAACAGCTTGTACGTTGCCGAGCTTTACTTGAGATGCTGATTTGTTTGCAGCAGAAACAAGCAATTGCAAAAGACCGATGTTTGGTGAAGGCATAGAACGCATGCCGCTGTTATTATTCAGCGATATGTCTATAATTTTCCACGCATCAGCGAGTTTTATAGTTGACATTTATTGTAATTTAATAATATAAAAAATTGTTTTTTGTTTGGCATTTTCCACGCTGCCAGCGTTCTGTTTTTTTCTGTGCCGCAGCACCCTATTTTTGTGAGAGGTCGTTACTGCAAAGATAAGATGTTTTAAAATAAATAATTTTATAATTTTTTAATAAAAAGTTTTGCAGTTTAAAAACAGTTAGTAATTTTGTGACATTATATAATTATAGTTCTGGGCGGACTTATTAAACCCATATTTATTATGAATACATTTCAAAGCGAACCAATGGTAAAAAACCACGTTCAAAAAAGCGAATTAGTAAACATGGTTTACAAAACAGATGATTTATCAATTTTTAAAACAATTGATGGAAATAGAGTTCCAAATTTGCAGCACATTAAAAGATTAGCAGATTCTATTAGAGTTTATGGAATGAAATGCAATCCTATTTTGATAAATGAAAAAATGGAAGTTATAGATGGTCAGCATCGTTTAATGGCAGCAAAAGAAGTAGGTACTTTTGTTTATTACATAATTTTAAATGGCTATACTTTAAATGAAGTTCATACTTTAAATTTAAATCAAAAGAATTGGACTAAAAAAGATTATATGGAAGGTTATGCAAACATGGGCATAGAATCATATATTAAGTTGCGTGATTTTTGTAATAAAAATCAAGATTTACTTTTTACAGATTGTTTGTCTTTGTGTTCTAATGTTTCAAGTTCTGCAACTTATGTTTTATCGAATAAATTTAGAAATGGAAGTAATAAAATTATTAATACAAAACAAGTTTTTGAAGAAGGTACATGGATTGGCAAAGACTTTGAATTAGGTCAAGAATGGGCAAATAAAATTAGAATGATACAACCTTATTATAGTAATTATAATAGAAGTACATTTATTGGAACTTTATTAACTTTGTTTCAAAATGATAATTTTGATTTTAATGAGTTTATGCATAAGCTAAGATTACAACCTACTGCTTTAGTAGATTGTTCTAATCGTGAGCAATATAAAACTCTAATTGAAGATATTTATAATTTTAGAAGCAGAAATAAAATAAGTCTTAGATACTAAAAAATTAACCCCGCAAAAACAGCGGGGTTTTTTAATTTAAAAAGGCAGCCCTTTCGAACTGCCCTGACAAACTTTAAACCAAACTTACAAACTAAATTAAACCATTATCTTGCATGTATTTTAATCGCGCTGGGTGAATACCGCTTTTTGTTTTTTCGTCAATCTCGAAACTTTTTGTTTGCCCGCCGTTACTTTGTTTTTCGAAATTGTATTCAGCTGCAATAATTTCAAATAGCGTTTCATACTTTAGGTTTTCCGTTGGTTTAGATGGATGCTTTACGCGGTTACCATCTTTGTTAACCCATATGTTAGAATCGCCATCAATTTCAAAATCAAAACCGCGCTCACGTATTTCAGCTTCTAAAATGGCGCGCATTTCTTTAGGCGCTAAACGTGCATTTTTTACAGATTCAACTAATGAACCGCGTACCTTATCTATTTGCTGATTTTTAATGTAGCTTTGAAATTTACCTTGTTCTTCTTTAATAGCTTGTTGCATTAGCATTTCTTTTTCATTTAGCTTTGCATTTGCTAATTCAAGTTGTTGCGTTAGCTGTTGAAGTTTTTGTGCATCAGCTGAAGTATATTCCTGCTTTAGCTTTTCAATCATTTCGACTTGGCTATTTTTCAAATCAGAAACAATGGTTTTAAACCTATCTTTTTTATCTATTGCTTCATATTTTTTTAGGTCAATCGCAAAAGCATCAGCAATCTGTTTTTCTGTTTTTGCGTATGCAGCACCAAATAGTTCCGCGCTTTTAGCTTCTTCAATCTGTTTGCCTAAACGTTCCTGTACAGTACGTTCAATTTTAGATACATAACCTGTTACGGCTTCATCTAATGTAATTTCGTTAGATTCTAATTTTGAAATTAGTTCGGGTTCAATACCGAGTTTTTCTACAAATTTGTCAAGCATTTTCACGTGTGTTTATGTTAAAAAATATTTTAGTAAAATCTTCGAATGATATACTTAGCGGCAATTCAAAACCGCTTTTTAAAATAACCTTAGTAAATTTTTCGCCATCATCCCATTCTGATTTATAGAAGGTTGCTACTTCATCAAGATCAATATAACAATAATCTTCAAGTTCAAGAACAAATTCAGTTTCTTTATCTGACTTTAGATGTTCATCTATTTGTTTTTTTATTTTTGCCGCTGCTTTGTAGTCTTCAATTTTAACAGCTTCATCAAAATCATTTTGAAGTTCCTCAAGTGTTAGCGGTTCTTCATTGTATTCAAGCTGAATAACAAATTTGTGAAATCTTGGCATATTATCTACGTTTATTTGCGCAGCCGCAGCCGCGTTTAGGGGTTACTGTTCTTTGAATAGGTTGCGCTGGTTCTGATACGTGAATAGTGCCAAGATAGTTATAATTACCTGTTTGCTGTTCAGCGTACCATTGCGCGGGGGTAAATTGGTATTCAGTACCGTTTGTTTTATGCTTTGCTTTTATTACTAACATGCTATAATTCTATTAGTGTAAAGTTAATAAGTTGGTTTGCTTGGAAGATTTTGATAGCTTCGAACCATCGCGCATCAGGAACAACTAAACAACCAGCTGACCAACTATCAACAGCATGACCGATGCCGCCACGGTGAAAGTTGATGCCATACCAACCTTTTGTTTTAACTGCCTTATCTAATTTGCGGTCACGTGTATTATCGCGGAAAATTTCTATTGCACCCGCTTGATAAAAGTAAGGAGCATTTAACCAAAGGTGTTTCCAATCACGCGCAGTAACAAACTTATGCGATGCTATAACTTGCTGTTCACATGCAACCGCGCTACCTGTAATTCCGCCAACGGTCAAAGGATTAAATACAATAAAATCGCCGGGTGTAGTGCTACATGGTAAAATCATATCTGCCACGCGGTTATTAAACCTGATGCAATAATCTGCAAACTTATTATCAAATGTTTGGTCTGTTCTAATCCACACAAGGTCATTAACAGGCTTCACCCAACCACGAATGTTCATTTCGGCGTCAATCCATTGCTTTGCACCTGTAAGTGTTAACGGCCCAATTATGCCATCAATTGCACCGCTGTAATAACCGCGGTCTTTAAGTAGTTTTTGAAAGTTTTTCATGTGTTA